ATGGTTGGCTCAATCTTAATCTCTTTGCTTCTATCTAATTTTTCACTCCAATCAATTGCATCACCGCTGGCATTGTAGAAATCAGACAATGGCTCAATCTCAAGAATGGTTGCATCTGCATTGCTTGGCTTGACATACAAGTTGAATGCAGTTACCAATCCTTTAAAGAATTGATCGCATGTCATATCCGGAAGGAATGCATCCAGATAAACTGTGCTACCAGCTGTCAATGATTGTGCTTGTTTTAAAATATCCAGATTTGCTGTATTGCTAACAACTTGAATTGTGGTTGTTGCATTGGTAATGTTTAATCTTTGAATCGTTGTATTGTCCAGAAAGAATCCAAGCTTGAATGTAATCTCATCATTTATCAATGCGTTTATTTGCCTTGAGTAATCAAAACTAAATGTCACTGAGGTAGTTGCTGATGTGATTGCACCATCATAAATGACATCTTGAGATATTGGAATATTATTTTTGTAAATAACTAATCTGACTTGATAAGCTCCATTCACTGTATATGCACCAGATCCATTTCCAGATATTGTAATATCAACATCATGATCACCATAATAGTTGATATTAAATAATGCCTCCGATGCTGCAATCCATTTTAATGGTGCAGTTGATTGAATCTGACTGAGATTATCTTGAATGGTTGTGCAATCATAATTATCAGCAAAACTCTGATTGAATGTATTCAAATATCCAGATGGATTTCCTGGCTCTTGAGTTGTTAAAAAATTAGTGTTGAATATAAATCCGCCAGTGTTATTTTGCTCCTCTGTAAATGAACTATCATTATCAGCTTGAGCATCAGTTATGGTTGGTAGATCTCCACCAGGATATGCAAGCAATAGCTTCTTGAATAATTGACTCTCAAAAAAGTCACTGCTCCATGTGATGCCACAATAAGCGAATGCCTTCTCCAATATTTCATAACAGAATACTTGAGGAGGTATGTGCTCAACTCCAAATGTAGATGGAGCTGGCCGAGTAAACCCGTAATCAATCAAGCCGTAGTAATATCCTCGACCAGTCCATCCTTGAGAATCTTGATTGCTGGATGGAGATCCATTCAATTGGATGATTCCATTCCAAGTATCTTGCTGATCTGTTAATGTCAAGCTGTGATTGTATTCTGAGAATCCAAGCTCATTGACCTTGATCTTTGCCAACCTTGAGATGTAGTCAATTGTGTCACTCACAAGAGTAATCTCAAAGGACCAAATTCCATTAAGTAATTTACAGCTCATCAACTGAGCAACACCATTGAATTCAAGTAATCCATTCTGGTAGTATTGTGCCTCTGCCTTAATGCTTGGATCAAAGTCAACGAAATCAGATTCTGTATCACTTATCTTTTCAGTTGCACTCAAGGTGAACACACTCAACATCAGAGATGTGTTGTTCTTTGTTCCTGGTAATGTAATGGTCTTTGACTTATTGCCCTTTCTTGCATTGAGATCCTTGATATCACTGATGTTGAATGTCAATGGAAATGGAGCATCTTGATCAATATCAACCAACCTCCCATTTATGAATAACTCTCCAGCCATTAGTTCAGTTGAGATCTATATGTGAATGTTCTATCTATGTTGATAGTCTCTTGAATCAGACCATCTCTTCTGCGTTGCTTCAATGTGTAGTTTGAATTCGTTACCTTAACTGGCTCAAACTCAGTTCCATTCTCTCTCTCAAGATATACCAATGGACTATCATACAAAGATTTAACCAACCATTGTTGAATGTCCTGGTTGATCCAATCAGAGTTCAATGTCAAAGTCTCAGTCTTAGTCTTGGCAAAGTTAATTGCTTGACCGGCATACAATGGATATGTGTAGCTTGTTCCATCCCACACTCCAGGATCTCTCTGATATCCATAGCTCTGCACATTAGCAGCTTCGGTTGACACAAGGCTGAATGTGAATGAATCAAATGATCCAAACTTATTCAACCAATGCAGTCTATATGTATCATATCTCTTGCATTCAGTATCCATGTAAATCTTAAATACCTCTGTTTTAATTGTCCTTGGAATATCCCTTAAATATATCTCATAGTAATAACATGTGTCAAAATCATTCTGAGTGATGGTTGTGTTGGCAATAATAACTTGAGGCCCAACATTAAGAATGTTATATTCATCTGTGCCAACAGAATATGAATCACTAATAATTGTTGATCCACTTATATTTTTCAATGCCACTATCATCTCAAGTGATGTACCTTGACTGTTATAATATCCAAGATAAAAATTTTCATCATTACCACAAAGAGCTCTTTTTGATCTTGGAAAATATGTTAAGAATAAAGCATCATTAGTAAAGTTGAGATCATAATCTTGATAATCAAAAGCAATCCATTGTGGATATTCAAGAGCTGCATTGAAAGCACTAATGCCAGAGCTGTTTGTTGATGAAGCTATTATAACAGCTGGTGGAGTTCCATATTTTTCATATACTGTAATTGACACTGTTGGCATTGTAACTGGAGTCTCAATATCTGTTGATATTGGTGGATTGCTCAACACACTCTGCACAGCCTCAGATACATCGATACGGCCAAGAGTATTAAATTGCCTGAATACCTCTTGAGTCAATCTCAATTGAGCATCAAGATAAACCTCAACTACAAAGCTGAAATTTGGTTGAGCTGTCTGATCACTGCTAAATGTGAACACCAATGGATTGCCAGCTGGTGAAATTAGTTGCGGCTCATCATATATGGTTATTGCCATGTTTCTGTATTTTTATCAAATTTAATTTCAAACATCAACCCGGTAATCTCAGCCAAGTCATTTGCTATCTTAGTCAATACCTCATCAGTGATGACATTGTCAGTGATTCTCTTTGGCTTCAATCCTCGTTGCTTAATGTTAGATGCAACAGCATATGCATGTGACATCTCAAGTCCTTTCCATTGACTGATCGCTGTTGCCATGTTATGAGATACACCAGGATAGTTGAATGAGAATTGACTACCATAGTTGTTGGTCCCAACAGCATTAACACCTTGATCCACAAATGGATAGTAATCATCAGCCTCTAATCTGAATGACAGCTGTCCAGTTGGAACTGGGATGATTGATGCTGCCAATCCTCCAGTATTGTTGGCAACTTTCTTTGTGTAATCTCTGAACTCTGTTGCAAGCTGATTTGATATCTCAATTAAGAATCTATCATATACGCTTGCCGGTTGCTCAGCATCATTGGCTGATATCCCAAAGTCATCAAGAAAATCAAGATCTGCCATTACTTAATATGCGTTGATGTTCTTTTTCATCCACTATCTTAAAGTAGTTCATCCAGAATAAAGTCTTTACATAAGGTTGCTGCGTAACTTTGTCCACACTGATTCCCATTTCTTTGGATAGTCTATGTAAGATAGTTGTCCAATTAAACCACTCCGAATCTTCTGGTCTTGAGCTATCTGCATCATCTCCATCTTCGCCCTCGCTGTCTGAATTCCTAAGATAGCCATCCTCCGCTTTTCTGATAAGTCCAAAAAAAAACTAAAGAAATTCAGAAACTCATCACCAGGGAAATGTTCCTTGAATAATTTGTATCTATCCTCATTAGGATTCAGCACTCTGCCTCTGTCATCCTCTTGGCAATATTCCATGCCTTTCTCAACATACATGATTGCCAATGCTTGACATGGATCTTGGCTGATATCCTCAATCAGTTTTAAGTCAATGATCTGTCCAGTTGAAACGTGTCCAAAGTTTTTCTCAAATCTGAATTGCTTGCCTTCAATCTCAATGATCTCATTTGGCTCCTGGTAATTATAAGATGTTAATATCTGGAGCATGTGAGCAGATGCAGCTTGAATGCTGTTTACATCAGCTCGCTTGATTCTGTTGATTGACTCTCCAGAGAATAGACTTAGTAACTGACATTGGAATATTAGAAACTGAGTGATGTCATCCTTCTGGTCCTTCATTGCCTCTGCCATCATCAGCCACTTGGCCATCTGATCTGGAGTGCATTGACTTATTGATGTCGGTAGTTTTATCTCAAGTTCTTTCATACTCTTAAAGCCATATACCTTCCTCTGTTGCTGTATTCCTTTCTGCAGTTCCAAGCCAATGCTGTTGAAATCACACCATCATCATGCAATCCAGCTGGTGCAGAATAAGTCACGTTCCTGGTATTTGGATTGTAAATATAAGAAAAATTCTCAAGCTCATCTATCAACCATTGTTCATTAACAATTGAAATTGCCGATTGCTCAAATGCCACAGCAAGATCCTCAATGATGATTGGCTTTGTTTTGGAGGTAGTGACAAATGGATGAATCATATTCTTGCACCTGGTTGCCAGCATCTCAAAGAATACATCACCTTGATTATTGACCTCCACCAATGTGGTTGCATTGTATTGCTTGATCAGTGTTGCCACCTTCTCAATGATCTTGCTCCACTCATCATGTCTCCATCTGTGAGCAGCGACCATCTGTCCATCCTGGTTTATAATTGTGAGTACAGTGTAGTCATCAGCTCGACCAATGTCCAGACCAGCATACATCTTTGCAGTCTTGGATGCAGTACCAATGCATTCAGATACGTTCCTGAATATACCACTGGCATTATCAATGAACTCAGCCAAGTACTCTTGCCTGAACACATAATCTGGGAGGGATCGCTTTCTCTCATCCAACTCCCTTGGATCAATCATAGGATTGTCATAAGATGTAAAATGAAAGTACGCATATCTCTCATCATAGTTTGGCTGCATGCAAAGCTTATGGAAATGATTCCTCCCTTTTGGAGTTGAGATGAATATAACCTTCTTTCCTTTGACCAGAACTGTTGCACTCAAGACCTCATCCCAAAGCTCTGGTCTGGTGAATGCCATCTCATCAACAACCATGTAATCGAATGTATTACCTCGGATATTGTCTGGTCTCTCTCCAGAGAAAAATTCAATTGTTGAGCCAAAGCCTGAGATCATCAGATCAGATCTGTTAAACGTGAACAATCCACTGGCTGTGGTTGCCCTCTCCATTTCAGAGAATACTTTCTTGCCTTGTTTATAGACTGGAGTTACCCAAGCAATCTTGCAACCTTTGTCATTGATTGCCCACCAAAGTAATTGGTTGATGCCGAGCATTGTCTTGCCAAACTGCCTACCAATGTTGAGAGCATAATATTTTTCGTG